ATGTTTGGTTTTTCCAAGAAAGAGCGTCTGGAGTCCTTGCGGGAAAGGATAGAGGACATCCGCTCCCAAGCTAAGGACATCTATGAACGAAAATCGGATGCCGAAAATTCAGCCTTTTACGCCCTTGCAGAAATTGCGAGAGTTAAAGGGGTAACTGCATCCCAAGCCGCAAAAACCCAGGAGGGAATCCGAGTTTTAGCTGAAGTTGTGCTCAACCGCCAGTATGCTTTTTTCTTAAATGAGACCGCAATACAGCTACATGCGCAGCTCAATGGTTTAAAAAATCCGAATTACTTCGACATAACAAATACAAACCAATGGTTTGACGAAATTGTAACCCCTGTCGGAGTCGAGATCGTCGTTGACCAAATTGAGGATATTTGCGGAAGTCTTATTCGGGAGGTCGATGAACATCTAAATCCGACCTTTTTAGCCGACGATTAGTACCTCCTGCTGTCGGCCTCTCCTGAAAGCCAACCAATAATCCCCACTCTCGCGATCGCCTGCTTCTCTTCTCGCGTGAGTGTCCGGTAAAACGACTTCCACGCAGAGGAGTTAGCGATGCGCGCCTCCATTTTCCGATTTATTACCTGCTGACCCTTCTCTGGTAGTTTGGAGCCTTTTGCCTGGTTCACAACTGACCTGAACTCCGGGGATGCCAGCAGTCGATCCGCAGCAACGCTTCGCGCGGGTCGGGCGGCTTCTTTGGCAGCCATCCCCGCGACGGCGCCGTAGCTCAATGTCGGCCCGACAACAGGAATGTGGCCCAACACCGTAGTAGCTAACGCTCCTTTGCCGTGGCGGTAAATTTTGTCCAGCGTGCCACCTTCTGCATCGAATTGCTTGATAAAAGCGTTCAGCCGACCGGTTTGGATACTGCTTTCGCGAGCCTGGCGGACTGCCTGCGAAACGGTGAAAAGATTCCGTAGCTGATTGGCAGTACGTGCTCCGAGTTCCCGCTCGACCATTGGCAGAGCGCCGGAAGACTTCACTCCTTGGTACCAGTCAACAAACCCCGGTAAATGGAACTCGTTCTCCTTGCGGCTGCCCTGGCTGAAAGCATCGCGCAGCGATGTGGCCACAACTTCGCGCCGGATCCGCGGCGAGGGTATGTCCTGTTGCAGCGCCCGGAATCCTTTCGCATCGCCCTTGGCCAGGTTACGGATAGCCAAATTTCGTTCCGATGTCGCCGCGCAAGTCTTTACCCAGAAGGCCCGTTAGCGCGTCTTCCATCGTGCTGCGAACCTCGATCAGCTTCTTAGCAGCCTGCCATTTATCGCCCATACCAGCAGCGACAACAGCCTGCTCTTGGTCAGCGGTTAGATTGGCGTAAAGTTGCTTCAACGCTCCAGTCTCTTCGTCGCGGAACGGCCCCGAGTTTTTACCGATAGCCTGTCCGATCTGCTTACGGATGTTGTCCAATCGTGCATATGTAGGAGCCGTCGCATCATCACCAACGGGCGCAACGGAGTTATAAACTCGCTTTTCCATTGTTGATAGATGCTCAGCGCCGCCAAGCTCGTCCGCTTTGCCGTCCAGATAGCGAATAATGTTGTTCGCCTCGACAGTCTGGCCCTTGGGAATGGCCACAGAGATCTGGTTATAGAGCTGATCGGATTTATTCTGCACGGTGGCAATACCGCGCTGGAATGAGGACAGAAATTTGTCATTCATCGCGGCTTTATCCGGCAGCGCGCCGGCGGCGTCGGTAAGATCACTGGCCTGCTTAGCGATCTTGGTTAGCGCCTGGTTCTCCTGCGCTGCCAGTTGCGACCCTGGGACGGATTTTAACGCCTGCTCGAAATCGCGGTAGGCCTGATTACCAGATACATGCGACAGCAGCAGATCGTCTTCGCTCAGACCCAAGGCATTGTCGTGCCTGACACAGACATGATCAATAACGCCGTTAGCATCACCGAAACCACCAACGGCGACGAGCGAGACGCGCAGATCGACGCGCTGACGATGGCGCTGAAAGGCGTTGACCGCGCGACCAAGCTGCATGGCGCTGGCGTGTTCGACCTCGCGCTGCAGCTGGTTGAACATTGGGACGCGTTGCCGGGCATCACCGAGCGCCGCGCCTATGCTGACCTGCTGCTGGACACCCCGAAAGAGAAGCGCGCTGACGTGAAGCCGGCCAAGCCGAAGGAGTCCGCCAAAGGTAAAGCTGCGGAAACGGTCACCACCACCGAAGGTGAAGCGCCGGACGCGGCAGCGCTGCTGGAGAAAGGCAAACAGCTGATCATCCAGAAAATCGCACCGAAGGCGCCGGCGGACCTGCGTAAAACGCTGGACCTGTTCGGCCTGAAAAAACTCACCGACTGCCCTGAAGAAAAACTGCCAGACGTTGTGGCGGCGCTGGAGCAGTTGGCCGAATCCCTGGAGGCGTGATCCATGCCTGAGCAACATGCACGACTCAGCCCCTCCGGGGCTGAAAAATGGATGAACTGCGCCGGCAGCCTGGCGATGGAGGCCGGGCTGGTTGACGAGGGGTCGGAGTTCGCGCTGGAAGGCACCGCGGCGCACGCGCTGGCCGAGTGTGTCCTGCGCAACCGGCTGGACCCGACGCTGGCAGGCATTGAGTTGCTGGGCGGCCAGAACGCCACCGACTATATCGGCACCTACCCACTGGCAAAAGGTGTAGGCAGCGCCGGGCCGCAGGTGGCGTCGGCAAATACTGGCTGACCTGGAACGAGGAAATTTACCAGTTCCCTACCTTCAACCAGTTGCACGTCTACGAGCAGCCGTTCAATTTCCAGACCAAAGACTCGATGAGCGTATCGGCCAAGGTCGGCGTCGAATATTACGTCGACCAGACCAAGGTTTCGAAGGTGTTCCAGACCTACCGCAAAGGGGTTGAGGAGATCACCAGCGTCAACATCAGGCAGAACATCGCCGACGCGCTGATCAAAGACTCCGGCACGATGGACATCAGCACCCTGGCGGGCGAAGGCCGCACCATGCTGCTGGACAACGTGACAAAAGCTGTCAAAGCCAAGCTGGACCCTATCGGCATCGTCATCGTGAAGTTGAGCTGGACCGATGACCTGAAGTACCCGCAGCAGGTAACCGACTCCATCAACGCCAAGATCGAGGCGACGCAGAAAACGCTGCTGCGCGAGAACGAGATCGCCCAGACCAAAGCCGAGGCACAGAAAGCCATTGAGGCAGCGCGCGGTGAGGCTGATTCCAACGTGCTGCAGCTGGAAGCGATCGGCAAGTGGAACGGTAAACTGCCGCAGTACATGACCAGCGGCGCCGGCACACCATTCATCCAAGTTAAGTAACTCCCATCACCCGGCCGCGCGCCGGGTGTTTTGGAGAGCAGGCGATCGCCTGCTGTCCAAAGCATAGAAAAGAGGCACCTACCCCATGCAAAAACTCTGGCTCGACCTCGAAACATTCTGCGAAACCCCGATAAAGAACGGCACCCACGCCTATGCTGAAGGCGTTGAGATCATGCTGTTCGCCTGGGCAATCGACGACGGCCCCGTCAGCGTGCACGACTTCACCGAAGACCAGCGCCTGCCGGCGCAACTGCTTGCCGCGCTCGGCGATGAAAGCGTGCTGATCTACGCGCACAACAGCCATTTTGACCGCACCATGTTGCGCCATGCGCTGCAGCGATTGCTACCCGGTATCGTCGCGGGTGGTGTCGAGCGCTGGCGCGACACGATGGTGAAGGCCCTGGCGCACGGCCTCCCCGGTGCGCTGGGCGCGCTATGTGAAGTGCTTAACGTAGACACCGATAAGGCGAAGGACAAAGCCGGTAAACAGCTGATCCAGCTATTCTGCAAACCTCGACCGAAGAACAGCAAGCTGCGCCGCGCAACGGCCAAATCACACCCGGCGGAATGGCAGCGCTTCGTTGAATACGCCGGTCTCGATATCCACGCCATGCGCGCCGTCGACGCCAAGCTGCCGAACTGGAACTATCAGGGCGCCGAACTGGCGCTGTGGCATCGCGACCAGCAGATCAACGATCGCGGCGTATGCATGGACATTGAACTGGCCGAAGCCGCCATCACCGCCGTGGGCGATGAGCAATTGCTGCTAGCCAGGCGTACGCAGGAAATGACAGACGGCGAAGTGCAGGCTGCGACCCAGCGCGACGCCATGCTGAAACACATCCTTGAGGCTTTCGGCGTTGAACTGCCCGATATGCAGAAAAGCACGCTCGAGCGCCGAATCAACGACCCTGACCTGCCCGCGCCGCTGCGCGAACTGCTGACCATCCGCCTGGCGGCCTGTACGACCAGCACCAGCAAATATAAAGCGTTGATGAACGGCGTCAGCAGCGACGGCCGGCTGCGCGGCACGCTGCAGTTCTGTGGCGCCAGCCGAACCGGGCGCTGGGCCGGGCGGCTATTCCAGCCGCAAAACCTCCCTCGCCCAACGATGAAGCAGGAACAAATCGATCAGGGCATTAAGGCGTTGAAGCTGGGCGTCGCGGATCTTGTGTTCGAAAACATCATGGAATTGACCAGCTCCGCGCTACGCGGCTGCATTATGGCGCCGCCAGGCAAAAAGTTGGTTGTCAGTGACCTGTCGAACATCGAAGGCCGGTTCCTGGCCTGGCTGGCCGGTGAAGAGTGGAAGCTGCAGGCGTTCCGCGATTACGACAACATTATCGGCACCGACGAGAACGGCGAGCCAATACGCGCCGGCCACGACCTCTACAAACTGGCCTACGCCCGCGCCTTCAACATGACGCCCGAGGAAGTCGATAAGGCCATGCGCCAGATCGGCAAAGTGATGGAGTTGGGCCTGGGTTTTGGCGGCGGCGTAGCGGCATTCGTGACGTTTGCCCTGGTATACGGCCTCGACCTCGAAGATCTGGCCGACGCCGCGCTGCCAAACATCCCGATCGCTATTCAGCGAGAGGCGAAAAATTGGTGGCAGGCGTCGGTTAAGCAGAAAAAAACCTACGGCCTGTCCGAACGCGTGTTCATCACCTGCGACTCGCTGAAGCGCCTGTGGCGCAACGCGCACCCTGAAACGGTCAGCCTGTGGTCAGAGCTGGAAAACGCCGTGCGCCGCGCCATAGCGCAGCCTGGTAAGCAGTTCAACTGCCGGCGCCTGAAGGTTCGCAAAGACGGCTCCTGGCTGCGTATCGCCCTGCCGTCTGGCCGCATCGTCTGCTACCCCGGCGCGGCGATCGTCAAAGGTGATATCACCTACATGGGCGTGAATCCGTACTCGCGCAAATGGCAGCGCCTCAAAACCTACGGCGGGAAACTGGTAGAGAACGTCACCCAGGCCGGAGCGCGCGATGTACTGGCCGGCAACATGCCGGCAGTCGAGGCACGAGGCTACGAGATTGTGCTGACCGTGCACGACGAAGTGATCACCGAAGCGCCGGACAAGGATTTCTACTTCCACGACCAGCTAAGCAGGCTGCTCGCCACTAACCCCCCATGGGCGCCAGACCTGCCGCTGAATGCTGGCGGGTTCGAGGCCTACCACTACAGGAAGGATTAATGATCTCTGTTATTGCTGCTTTATCAAATATTGCATATTTTATAGGAACATAATGATGCAGGAATTCAATGAAATGGCTCTCAGATACCCAAACCCAATTGATTCGTTTCCACAATTCTTAAATGAGTGCGGTTTAGATATTGCTGATATAGAAGAAAAACCCGGTCATAGTTGTTTTAGATTGAGCAACGGAGCGGTCGTTAGTCTATATCAAACTGGCACTATTCTGGTTCAAGGTGTTCCACAAGCAAAACTAGAAGTTGAAGCGGTGATCAACGAAAGATTAGGTATTGCTCCCACTCAGCGGCCCCTTGCAGCGGTTCCCGTCGAGCCGGCGAAGAAGATTTTTATCGTTCACGGCCACGACCACGCGGCGAAAGAGCAACTCGAACTAATACTACATAAACTCGGACTGCCAGATCATTTCATTCTGCAAAATACTGGCGGTACAGGACTAACAATTATTGAAGAGCTCGAACGTGAAATCGGCCAAGGTCAAACAGCAACACGTTTCGGCATCGTTCTGCTGACACCTGATGATATGGGTTACTCCAAACGAGATGGAGAAACGGGAATGCAAGCCCGAGCGCGTCAGAATGTTGTCCTCGAAATGGGAATGTTGCTATCCTCTCTCGGACGAAGCAACGTGGTAATCCTCCAAAAACAACATCTTGAACAACCTTCTGATGCTGCGGGTATTCTCTATCTGAATTTTAACGACCACGTGCGTGAGACTGTTCCTCGTTTAATTCAACGATTGAGACAAGCAGGATTTACATTCAACGAAACGCAAGTAGCGAATGCATCTTCTTAATAACAAACACCCCATTCGCTAAAACGCAACCCTGATACGTAAGGTTGCGTTTTTTTTTTCTAGATAACCCTATGCAATTTGTGTTTAGGAACAGTCCTTTTAAATACCAACCTGCTTGGGAGCTTAACGGTTTCAAATCGCGGACAAGCACAACCGGCGGAAAATATTTGATGAACTACATCCGCGAATCGTCAATTGAGCGGCACCTGGTGGCGAAGGTTAAAGCCGCTGGAGGGACCGCATATAAATTCACGTCACCTGGGCGCCGTGGCGTACCGGATCGCTTGGTACTGCTCCCCGGCGGTCGAGCTGTGTTTGTCGAGTGCAAAGCACCAGGCGAGCAGCCACGGCCCGATCAACTGCGCGAGCACAACCGGCTACGCGCGCTGGGGTTCGAAGTGGTGGTTTTGGACAGTAAGAATTTGGAGGGGATATTGTGAAAAAATCGGATGAATACTTGCAATTTAAGCTACGAATCCCCCGCGAATTGGCGGAGGAGTTAAAAAAATCTGCACAGGGGAATATGCGTTCAGTTAACGCTGAAATAATTTTTCAGCTTAAAAATAACTGTAAAAACAGCCAAGAATAGTTATTTATCTTTACGATCCTTTTGACGTATTGCAGACAGAGCAATAATATCTCTTTCGTTTTTTTCTCGTGCATTTTCAGGCAACGAAAGAGCCTCCTCAATCTCGCGCATTTTCATTTCGTACTCTTTCATTTTCTCTTCGTTAGATTTAATGCGTTCCGCAACTTTATGTAACTGTTCAGCAATTGAAGCCCGTGCTTTAGGGTCAGCGGTAGCTGTCTTGTAATCGGCTAAGCGATGCCCTTCAGGATAGCTATCTGCAAGTTCGTTCATAAACTTTTCGGCGTTCTTAAGACCTTCGTCTACTGACAGAGTTTGTCGCAATCTAAGTATGACCTCGGCATTCATAGACCGCTTGTTAGAATTTGCTGCAGCCTCAAGTTTTTCTTTCATATCCGCCGGTATACGAATCTTCATTTGGTGGTCTTCACGGCTCATAAACAGCGTACCTCTAAAAAAAAAATCCTACCTAAGTATGCACCACCGTGGTGTTGACATCAATAAACCACCGTGGTTTACTTTCCTCGAATGGTAAACCACGGTGGTTTATCTTGTCGGGGAATGCCTATGGCGATCAAGATCACGCAGCTACATCACCTTGATATATTTGGGTATATAGCAAATATGCTGGAGACAGCGAGGCTTCTTAGCTCACTGGAGTCAGGTAACCAGCTCGCATTTGAGCTTATTGAATTTGCACAGAAGGCCGCTCAGGAGGCAGCACATGAAGACGAGCAGTTTTGAAATGAAAAACGCACCGATAGCGCCAACTATCAGTGCGTCCAAACAGCAATTAAGTGGGGACTTAACTATGCATACAATACCAAATCATAACGTACCTGTCATCGCCGGTGTTGAGATTACTTCTGACGCCGAAGGGCGGTTCAATCTGAACACTCTGCACAAGGCCAGTGGGCAGGCAGACCACAAGAAACCCAGTGAATGGCTTCGTACCAAGCAGGCTCAGGAACTGATTTCAGAGCTAAGCGGGAATTCCCACTTAGGTCAGGAAGTAATCAAGTCAGTCAAAGGCGGTACCACCCCGGGTACTTTCGCACACGAGCTGCTGGCAGTGTCATATGCCGGCTGGATCAGTCCCGCATTTCAGCTGCAGGTGAACCAAATTTTCATCGATTACCGCACCGGTAAACTGGCCGCGCCAGCCATCGACCCAATGATTGCGCTCAACGACCCAGCATTCCTCCGCGGGACCTTGCTCACGTACACCGAGAAGGTGCTAACGCTCGAAAGCCAGGTGCAGGAAATGAAACCGGATGTTGACGCCCTACACCGCATCGCAAAATCCGACGGCGGCACCTGCATCACTACCGCAGCCAAAGACCTTCAAATTCGGCCGAAAGACCTCTTCGCCTACCTTGGCGCCAACGGATGGATTTATCGCCGCACCGGCGGGAAGAGTTGGCTCGCATACCAGAGCAAAATCCAATCCGGATTGCTCGAGCACAAAGTGACGGTGATTTCCCGCGGTGATGGTTCAGAGAAGACGGTTGAGCAGGTGTTGGTTACGCCTAAAGGGCTGGCCAAGCTATCCCAGCTACTGACACAGCAAGCGGCCTGATTCTGGCAGGCTCCCGCCAAATTGGCAGGGGCCTATTTTGAAAGGAACCTATCATGAAAAACACCATTCAAGACCTGATGAATCACCAGTTTGCCATGCTGGAAACCGTTACTGATACACCATAT